ACAAGATCAAGACCATTCGCTTCGGTGAGCAAGGTGCAAGTACTGCCGGTAAACCTAAAGCTGGTGAGTCGGACAAGATGAAGAAGAAGCGGGCTAGCTTTAAGGCTCGTCACGCTAAGAATATCTCTAAGGGTAAAATGAGTGCAGCTTACTGGGCTGACAAAGCTAAGTGGTGAAGACCTGCACGACGCGCTGATGAAGTATCTGATTGTCCCTGCGGTAGTCTGGGTGTAAATTCTGCGTTAAAAGGAAAATAAAGAGATGACTAAGAAAAACCTAACAGACAAACAACAGAAGTTCATTGATGTTCTCTTTGATGAGGCTCAAGGTAACTTCGTTGAAGCTAAGAAGCTTGCTGGTTACAGCGAGAACGTGAGTACTACGTCCATTGTAGAGAGCCTGCAGGAAGAAATTGCAGCTAAGACTACGAAGTTCCTAGCCACTCACGGTGCTCGTGCTGCTTGGGCTATGATGCAGATCATGGATAACCCTACAGACTTAGGCAACAAAGAGAAAATGGCAGCGGCTAAGGACATCCTTGACCGTGCTGGACACAAAGCAGGGGACAAGTTGGAAGTGAAGGTGGACTCTCCACTATTTATTCTCCCCTCTAAGAACGATTAACCTTGACAAGTAGGTGAAAAATGGCTAGAATACAGAAAGAGTTCAAACTTCCTAAGCCAGTTGACACTGTTGATGGTTACGAGTGGCTCCCTGTAGTACGGGTTGGACGTGTTGTCCCATTCGGCTACAAGCAAGACGAAGAAGATAAGGATATCCTGCTCCCAATTCACGATGAGTTGGTTCTCTTGGAGAAAGCCAAGACTTTCTTAAAGCAGTACAGCTACAGAGACGTAGCGAACTGGCTCTCTGAGCAGAGTGGTAGACAAATCTCCCACGTTGGGTTAATGACAAGGGTTAAAAGTGACCAAAAGCGTAAAACAGAACTTACAAACCTCGGCTACCTCACCCAACGCTACAAAGAAGCAGCGGAAAAAGCCCGTAAGATCGAAGAATCCTACCTCGGTCGTCGAAGAGAAGCCGAAGACAGTACCAGCAACGGTTAAAGCACCTGAGTTTGACGTGGAGAAGGCCCAAGAGATTATCTTCGAGGCTACTCCAGGCCCACAGTCAGACTTCCTAGCCTCCTCAGAGCAAGAAGTGCTCTATGGTGGGGCTGCTGGTGGCGGTAAGAGCTACGCAATGGTAGCTGACCCTGTTCGTTACCTCAATAACCCTAAAGCTAACATGCTTTTGGTGCGTAGATCGACTGAAGAGCTAAGAGAACTGATTGCAGTCTCCAAACAACTCTACCCTAAGGCTATTCCAGGAGCTAAGTTCCTTGAGAGGGACAAAACATGGGTTACACCCAGTGGTGCTACCCTCTGGATGTCTTATCTGGACCGTGATGACGACGTTACCCGTTACCAGGGGCAGGCATTCAACTGGATTGGTTTTGACGAGCTAACCCAGTGGCCTTCACCCTACGCATGGGACTATATGCGCTCTCGTCTACGTACTGCTAAGGGTTCTGGCCTACCCCTTAACCAACGAGCTACGTCTAACCCTGGTGGACCAGGACATGCTTGGGTTAAGAAGATGTTTGTTGACCCAGCCCCAGCTAATGAAGCTTTTGATGCGATTGATCCAGAGACAGGCGATAAGATGGTCTGGCCTAAGTCCTCTAAGTTCGCTGTAGCTAACGATCTTGTCGGGAAGCCTATGCTTAAGCGTAAGTTTATCCCAGCCAACCTGTTTGACAACCCATACCTAGCTGAAGACGGTATGTACGAAGCTAACCTGCTCTCCCTACCTGAGCATCAACGCCGACAGCTACTTGAAGGTGACTGGGACATTGCAGAAGGCGCAGCCTTCCCTGAGTTCAACCGTAAGCACCACGTAGTAGAGCCATACGACATTCCAGACAACTGGATGAAGTTCAGAGCTTGTGACTACGGCTACAGTTCCTACTCCGGTGTAGTCTGGTTTGCTGTTGACCCCTCTGATGAGTCCTTGGTAGTCTACCGTGAGATGTATGTCTCTAAGGTTCTAGCTGAGGACCTAGCAGACATGGTTAAGGAAGCAGAGTACGGTGAACGCATTCGTTACGGTGTTCTAGACTCCTCCTTGTGGCATAAGCGCGGGGATACAGGACCTAGTATTGCTGAACGGATGATTTCCAAGGGATGTCGTTGGCGTCCTGCAGATAGAAGCAGAGGTTCCCGTGTCTCAGGAAAGAACGAAGTACACAGACGACTACAAGTGGACACAGATACCGAAGCACCACGAATGGTATTCTTCAACACGTGTAAGAAACTTATCGAACAACTACCAAGTATCCCACTTGATAAAAGAAACTCAGAAGACGTAGACACTAACTCTGAAGACCACCTCTACGATGCTCTTCGCTACGGTGTTATGACAAGACCTAGCAGCGGTATCTATAACAGTGACACTGGTACGTCAAGTGTACCAACCCCCTCAGACCCTGCGTTTGGCTATTAACTAATAAGGACTTCTCATGGAAGACTACGAAGACGAAACGAGTATGGACGAGATGAACATGAGTGCCCTTGAGGACACTGATGACGACGGAACCAACACAGACCCTAGTGCAGGTAACGTAGCCGCCTTTGTAACTTCTCGTTTCTCTCGTGCATCTACTGCACGTGACACTGAGGAGACACGCTGGCTACGGGCATACCGTAACTACCGTGGTATCTACGGGCCTGACGTACAGTTCACAGACACAGAGAAGTCTAAGATATTCGTTAAGGTAACTAAGACTAAAGTCAACGCTGCCTACGACCAGATCACTGATGTGCTTCTGGGTTCTTCTCGTTTCCCACTGAGCATCAACCCTACAGTACTTCCTGACGGTGTTGAGGAAACAGTACACTTCGAGACTAACGACCAGATCACCCAAGCTATGGAAGAGTTTACTCCTCTACAACCTGGTGAGACCACCTCTGACTTTGCTCGTCGCCTTGGTGGACTACAGAAAGAACTAGAACCAGTCAAGGACAAGCTTGTCTCTGGCCCAGGCACCGGTCCTACTCAGGTAAACTTCCACCCTGCAGAAGTAGCAGCTAAGAAGATGGAGAAGAAGATTCATGACCAGCTAGAAGAGTCTCGGGCTAAGAAGCACCTCCGTGCTGTAGCCTTTGAGTGTGCTCTGTTTGGTACCGGTGTCATGAAGGGTCCTTTCACAACCAACAAAGAATACCCTAACTGGGACGAGGAAGGTAACTACGATCCTACGATCAAGACTGTACCTAAAGTCTCTAACGTGTCCTTGTGGAACTTCTACCCAGACCCAGATGCATCCAACATGGAAGAAGCTGAGTGGGTTGTAGAACGTCACAAGATGTCTAAGCCACAGCTTCGTGCTCTTAAGAAACGCCCTTACTTCCGTGACCATGAAGTAGACCTTGCTATGGAGTATGGTCCTAACTACATGAAGGAAGACTGGGAACAGACTATGGAGGACGATGCCCAAGAGGTAACAACAGAACGCTACGAAGTCCTGGAGTTCTGGGGTAACGTAGACATGGAAGTCCTAGAGAACTACGACGTAGAGATTCCAGCAGAGCTTGCTGATGAAGACGAAGTAAGTGTTAACATCTGGGTATGCCATGACCGTGTACTCCGTTTGGTTATCAACCCGTTCACACCTACAGTCATTCCCTACTATGTTGTCCCTTATGAGCTTAACCCTTATAGCATGTTTGGTATCGGTATTGCCGAGAACATGGACGACACACAGACACTAATGAACGGCTTCATGCGTATGGCAGTGGACAACGCTGCACTCTCCGGTAACCTCGTATTCGAGATTGACGAGAACGCACTAGTCGATGGGCAGGACATGAAGATTTACCCAGGTAAAGTATTCCGTCGTCAGTCGGGTGCTCCTGGTCAGGCTATCTTCGGCACTAAGTTCCCTAACGTATCTAACGAGAACATGCAGATGTTTGACAAGGCACGTCAGTTGTCTGATGAGTCTACAGGCTTCCCCTCGTTTGCCCACGGGCAGACAGGTGTTAGCGGTGTAGGTCGTACAGCCTCTGGTATTTCTATGCTCATGTCTGCAGCCTCAGGTGGTATTCGTTCTGTCGTAAAGAACTTCGATGACTACCTGCTAGGGCCAATGGGCAAAGCTTTGTTCTCCTTCAACATGCAGTTCGACTTTGATCCAGAGATTCGTGGTGACCTTGAAGTTAAGGCCGCTGGTACAGAATCACTTATGGCTAACGAAGTACGTAGTCAACGTCTCATGCAGTTGCTTGGTATGGTGCAGAACCCAGCCCTCGCTCCATTCGCTAAGCTTGACTATATCATCCGTGAGATTGCTAAGAGCCTTGACCTTGATCCAGATAAGGTTACTAACTCTATGCAACGTGCTGCTGTACAAGCAGAGATTCTCAAGGGTATGCAAGCACAGAACCCACAACCACCACAGGCTGGACCTGGAGGGGCACCAGGAGGTGTAGACCCAACAGGCGCTGGCGGTGGTACCATTGGCACAGGACAAGCTCCTGGCCCAGGTGCCCCAGGCTTCTCAGCTAACACAGGAGAAGGTGGAGAACCAGTATGAGCCTGAAGACCTTAGTCAATAACAAAGACCTTTATGACGACTTCCTTGAGGAGCTTGATCAACGTATCGTTCAGGAGCAACGTGGACTAGAACACGCTGTTGACGAGAAGATGATCTACCGTCACCAAGGAGCTATCCACATGCTCCGTAGACTGAAGCAGCTTAAGGACAAAGTTAATGGCTGAAGACTTAACTAATCAACAGATGATTGACATTGGTCTTATTCCTCGCGGTGATGACTACGGAAGAGCCGACATTAGAGAAGACCGCTTTGGGGATACTGCTGCTTGGGCAGCTAAGGATGCCTGGGAGTCAGCTAAGCAGAACTTCGCTAACCGTGGTACTGAGGAGGGTGTAGCTGGTTCTTTACCTGATGCTGACAGTGCTATCCTGAACAAGTTTGCTCAAGGTATTGGCTACGCCGCAGACATGGGTTTAGCTGGACTAGAGGCATCTGATGCAGCTTGGCGTTACTCTGTTGGTTTAGCCTCTGAACTTATACCTGGGTTAAACAACAATCAGGAGCGAAGGTTTACCCGTGATGTGTCTAGTATCCCTGACGCCTTCGTGGGAAGCCCTACAGCACTAGGTTCAGGTGCTGGGGTACCCACGGCGCTTGAAGCTCGACTTGGCTCTCAGATAGCAGGAGAACGAGTCCTAGACGCTATGCCTACAGACGCATACGACCCTAACCAGATGAACATGTTTGGTACCCGTGGTACGTCTGGTCGGGGTGTAGACCCTGATCGTTTACGCTCTGCGGTTGAGATGAAGAGACAAGGTGTTGACGATAGTATTATCTGGGAAGACACAGGCTTAGAGTGGAACCCTACTCTAAAGGACTGGGAGTTTGAAATAGACTCCTCAGGTCTTAAGTTTACAGACGATGCTTTGCAGAACCTAGGTGCTGACGGTGGTAATGAGGACAGTGCGTTCACAAGACTGTACCGTTCTGTTGATGAGCTAATCTCAGATGATCCTGGTACTAAAGCTAACCCGACTAAGATTGATTTCGGTGAGAGCTTAGGTCAGGTGTTTGACTTTGATGAACTATACTCAGAGTACCCTTTCCTAACAGACGCTAAGATTGTTATGCGGGATGGTTTCGGTGCATCCTACGATGCTGTTGATAACGTCGTTGAGATGGGTCTTGAGACCATGCGCAACAAAGAAACAATGGCTATTGATCCAGAGAACTTCAAGAGTATCCTTGTTCATGAACTGCAACATGGTATCCAGAGTGTAAACTCTATGGCACCAGGCGGCTCTAACAACAGGTGGATTATGCAGAATGATCCTGAGGTCCTTGCCCTAGCTCAGAGCGGGGACGTAGAGGCTGCAAGAGCACTGGCTTTTAATAAGTACCGTGCAGACCAAGGTGAGATTCAAGCCCGTGCTTCACAGATGCGTAGGGAGATGACAGAAGGTGAGCGTAGAGAAACACCACCTTCAGAAACTTACCGAATGGCTCTTGTAGAGCAGATGAGAAAATACCAGGTAGCCCCTGGGCAGAACATGCCTACAGCTAAACGCTGGCAAGACATGCCTAGAGATACAGAAGAACCAGGAAATATATTCCCAGGTGGTGAGGATGAATACTATAGGCGGTTAGAAGAAGGGTCACCAGCCTCTGCAGAAGGTGGTAGTGGTAACTCTGCTCTCTCTATGGAGGAAATACCTCAAGAACTACTAGACCATAACACTCAGGCTAGGACACGTAGAGGTTTGCTTGATAGAGATACTGTATCTGAGGCAGATAACATTCTTTACCGACCTGACCGTGGTTATCGTTTTATCGGTAGTGGTGGTTACGCAGACCTTATGGACAGTGGTGTCATCAGGGCTACTCAAGGGACAAAGAAGAGCTACGACCAACCTTACTTTATGACTGGTAAAAGTTCTGCTCGGTACGGTCATGGTGAGAGTGGTGATTACATGGTTGAGACTCCGCAAAGCTCTGATTGGCGCTTTGACACTAGTGGTGCTTACGCAAGACCAAGCAGAGAGTTAACCCTTGATGATCCTATCCGTGTATTTAAAAGGAATGAAGATGGTTCTTTCGAGGTGGTCTATGATAACATTGGGGACCAGGCCCTACTCCCAAGTGCGACTAGACAGGGTTTTGCCGAGGGTGGTCTAGTGGCTGAGGTATCTAACAACGCTATGGCAGACTACTTCAAGGCAGCGTCTGGTATGATGTCTGAAGAAGAGTTTACTGGTAAGCACAAGATGTCAACCAGAGCATTCGAGAACAAGTTTGAAGAACAGAATAACGTAGACATCTCTGGAGCGGAAAGCTTCACGGAGATTACAGGTACATCCAAAGGAGATAACATGCGTAAGCAGATGAGCTTTTTCAATGAAGGTGGCATGGCTGCACCTCGCCGTGACCCAGTGTCAGGTAACGAGATTCCACTAGGAAGT